GCAAACAGAAATAGAAATAACAGCAATCGAAACTAGACTTGATAATGAATTATCGGGCTATGAATCACAGTATGAAGCCCAACAGAACGCATTACAAGAGAGATTAAGCGCAATAGAAGCGTTTTACGAATCAGAGATACAAGCTACTAAAGAAAAATTTGAAAAGCTAATGACCGAAGAAGCGTTATTTGAAGAAGCGCGGCAAATGGTCATTAAGGATAATCAGGATGAAATATTAAAGTTATTACAAACCTACAATCCAAAATGGCAGGATGCAGGACAGTCATTTGGTCAATCGTTGTTAGATGGATTGAACAGCACTAAAGCCACAATCCAACAAACTGTAAAAGATATGCTAGGTATGTTAGACTTTATGGAGAATGAAAAAAAATATTTAAGCGGATTAGTGCAAACAGGATTAAAAACAAACAATGCAGGACTAGTAAAATGGGCAAAGAAGCAAGCGGAATCGATGGGCATTCCAATGCTTGCAAAGGGTGGACTAGTAAAAGGTCCTACATTAGCAATGATAGGCGAAAAAGGACCCGAAGCAGTCATTCCTCTTAATCGCATGAATGATTTCACAGGCGTACAGCCAATTAATGTCTATCTTGATGGTAGAAAGATAACAGGAACAATTGCACCGCAAATGGTAGATATGATACGAGGCAGAATAGGTTCAGCATATTAAAGGAGGAGTTTTTATGGTGGTTTACAAAAACGGGATAAAGATAACAAGTATTGACTCATTTTTCGCAATTACACCAAGCAATAGCGTTAATTTGGCTAATGAAACAATTGCGATTTACGTAGGCACTCCAGGCGATTTACGTATTGATGACATCAATGGGAATACAGTAACATTCAGTAATTTAGCTAACGGAATATTCCATCCGATACAAGCTAAAAAAGTATACGTTACAGGCACAAGCGCAACAAACATCATAGGCGGGTATTGATATGTTCGGGTGGCTAATCGGCAGAAATAAAGGATTTCAACCAAACACAATACCTAATATGAGATTATGGCTAGATGCTACACGTATTAATCAAGCCAACAACACATCGGTAGCGACTTGGAGCGACCAAAGCGGCAACGGCTACGATGCGACTCAGGGCGGAAGTGCGGCGAGACCTACTTTTATCGCGAGTGGGCTTAACGGCTTGCCCGTGGTGAGGTTTGATGGTACGGATGATACATTGACTTTAAGTGCAAGTTCGTTGGGGATGCTTCGGAATGTGGCAGGGGCAACGATTTTTAGTGTAATTAGATATTCCACAAATGCAACAACTGAAGGACTTATTTTTATCGCAAACAATACTACTTCAAATTTTAGGGTCATGATGCGAAAAAATTCGACAAGTCGATTTGAAACATACGGCAGAAGGCTGGACAGCGACACTTTTCAGAATGTCATTTCGTCATCAATCAATAATTCTAATTTTAGAATTCATTCGGCTTTATTTAATTTTCAAAACACACTTTTACAACAATTTATTAACGGCGCATTAGATGGACAAAAAACAGACTTTCAAACGTCAGGCAATACAAGTGACACCGATTCAAACAACATTAGGATTGGCAATGCTGTTACTGTTTCTAGCATTCTCAACGGCGACATAGCAGAAATCATCGTCTACAATCGTGCACTCAACACAAGCGAGCTAGCACAAGTCCATCGCTACCTCAGCCGAAAGTGGGGGATTCAGCTTGCGTAAAGTTATCGTTATACCGAAGGCAGAGAGGGACACAGCCAATACGTTCTGCAACTCCATAGGCGCAGAGGGCGAGACGTTCAGCGTTCCGTTATACAAAGGCAGAACACATACGCATTATATTTGTAATTGGCTAGTCAGCGATGCACAAGCGACGCAAATAGATGGATATTTTAGCATGATATTTGATGATGCGGAATTCGCTATTAATACATTACGACTAAATAAAGGTGATGTTGATGCAGATATTTATTAGCTCAATTGACCGCACTAATAAAGTTAGAATAGGTAGTATCGAGATTGAGGACGCCATAAACGAGCGTTCAATGGCGCGGCTACAGTTGGTTGATACATCCATGACATTAGATTTAGTGGACGGGCAACCTATACAAATTTATGATGATTCAGCGGTTTTAATTTTCGCTGGATTTTTGTTATATCCAAAAAAGTACGTGCCGATAACCGATAATGCTATATTCTTTGACCTTGAGTGCGTGGACAATCACCTAATCGCCGATAGATTTTTGGTTGCGAAAACCTACCTAAACACCTCAGCTCAAGACATTGCCAACGATTTATATTATACTTATCTTGAGCCAGAAGGCGTAACGATAGGTGACATTGATGGAGTTTCATTGTTCCCTTCAAGCGGATTATTTCCGAGTGATACGTTATTTCCATTTTCGTCAACGGTAATCTTGGAGCAGGCAACATTCCCGCGTGTGGGTACCGTTTCCGATGCGATGAACGAGCTTGCAGAAATCACGGGATACCAATGGTATATTGACTATGACAAGAAATTTTATTTCGCACCGAGAACATTTTTTAATGCTCCATTTTCAATCACAGATACATCCGAGATTATTAATGTTCAAGTGCGGCAAGATAAATCACAATACCGCAATCGGCAATATATAAGAGGCGGATTGAGCCAAACAGATTTAATAACGCTAGAAAAGCCAACACCAAATCCCGATGGAGTTTCGCGAACATTTATTTTACGCTTTCCCGTTGCAGATAAACCGCGAATCTTTATTAACAGCGCAGAAATCAATACAAATGATATAGGCATAAACGGCATAGACACAAACAAAAAATATTATTACTTATACAACTCAAATACAATCATCCAAGATACCACAGAAACAACTCTTACATCAAGCGATGTTATAGAGGTTACATATCGCGGGCTAGTGGCGTTATCTCTAGTTTCGGAGAATCCAGCGGCGATTGCAGAACGTGCAGGAATCGAAGGCGGCACAGGAGTTTACGAGCGAATAGACGTTGATGCGGCAATATCATCAAGGCAGGAAGCATTAGACATCGCAAACGGTAAACTTACAAAATACGCTAAAATTTTACGCGAAATAACCTATGATACTTACACGCCTGGATTATCGGCAGGACAATTGCAAAACGTTAACCTTACCCAATACGGAATCAGCTCAACGGATTTTTTAATAGATAACATTAAAATATCCGAAATCGAATCGAGCCAAAGCAATAAAACTTTTGTCTATACAGTGCATGCCATAGATGGAGAAACATTCGGCGGATGGCAGAAATTTTATAGGGATTTATTGCGACAAGATTTAAAAATGAGCATTCGAGAAAATGAATTATTGGTTATTTTATCCACAGTTGCGGAATCGCAGGGATGGAACGAGATAACAACAGTTAACGTTATAGCGTGTTCATTCCCAAGCGAAATGCTATTCCCGAGCGACACATTAATACCATGTTAGGAGGTTAAAAAGTGGATAATTTAGGATGGTTCGGAGAGTTTGAAGTTATCGATGGAGATGAAAGGTTTATCGTAAATAATCGAATCACGAATGCAGGATTAAACTTATTACGGGATGCACTTAATGGCGAAGTGACATCATGCGAGATTAAATATTTAGCATTGGGTACAAGCTCCGCAACCGTAAGCGATACCGATACGCAGTTAGGAGCAGAAATATTTCGCACTACTTTTATAACCACAACAAAGCCAGATATCGGACAGCTAGAGAAAACCGCGGTCATATTAGATAGTGAAGCGGTAGACGCAATCGAGGAAATTGGAATCTTTGCAGGAGTTACCGCATCAAGCGCGACCAACAGCGGAATCATGATAAGCAGAGTACTTTACAGCCGCAATAAAACAAATTTAGAAAGTATTCAGATTGTAAGACGCGATTCTATCCAAAGGGGATGAAGATATGCCACAGTACGTTAAAACAACATGGGTTAATGGTAGTTCGCCCGCGATAAATGCAACAAATTTAAACAAAATTGAGAACGGTATATTTGCAACGATAACGCAAGACGGTAGCACTAGCATGTCAGGACAATTCGTCACGATTTCAGGCAGTGCGGCTACTCCGAGCATTGCGCCAACAGGGGATGCAAATACAGGCATATTTTTCAGCGGTGCAGATGTCATAAACATGACAAGCGGCGGAACGCCAATATTTACAGCGTCAACATCATCGGTTGCACTCACAAATTCTCAAATATTTGTAAATGCAGGAACAGCAGGAACGCCGTCAATTAGTCCAACAGGCGATGGTAATACAGGGATTTTTTTTCCTGCCGCCGAAGAAATTTCGATATCAACAAACGGATTATCCAGAATAAGACAAAACACAACATCCATGATTGTAGGAACTGACATTGAACCGAATAATAGTTTTACGCTTTTAGCGCGAGAAACAAATTCTACTACTCGCTACCCATTCGGAGCGTATCCAGCACTTGCTAATACAACCGCCACGCCTGCGATGAGATTATTAAAATACGACAATACAAATTCAACTGCTCAAATTTATATACAATTCTTGAACAATTTAGGTGGTACAGGTGGAGGGCAAATAAATGGAAATGGAGCGTCACAAGCGGCGTTTGGTTCATTTTCAGATGCAAGACTAAAAGAAAATATTGAAAATTTGCCGAATCAACTAGAAAATATAAACGATTTACGCCCCGTTGAGTTTGATTATAAAGACGGAAGCGGACATCAAATTGGATTTATTGCTCAAGAAATTCAAATGATATATCCCGATGCGGTGAATGTGGGAGCAGACGAATATTTAACAGTCACAGGATGGGGAAAGACTGAAGCGATACTAGTAAAAGCAATTCAGGAATTAACAGAAAAAGTTGAAAATCTTGAATCACGCATAACAGCGCTAGGAGGTTAAGTGATGAAACAAATAGCGGCAAATAGTGGATTTGCATTTTTTGGCTCAGCTATTGCATTTTTTTTCGGGGAGTGGAGCCAGATGCTCATGTTGTTTTTTTTCGTCATTATAATGGATTATCTAACAGGCGTTATGGCGGCAGTTGTTGAAAAAAATCTATCATCGGCGATAGGATATAAGGGATTGATTAAAAAGTTTGGGATGGTATTGGTTGTGGCGTTGGCGCATCAGCTTGACCAATTCACAGGGCAAAGCGTCATCATGACAGGAGCTATTTTCTTTTTTATAGCGAATGAGCTTGTTAGCATAACCGAAAATTATGGGCGAATTGGTTTACCATTACCGCCGCAGTTAAAAAATGTCATTAAGATATTGAGGGATAAACAATGATATTTTCAGGATACCGCATCACTAGTCCATACGGCGACCGTATTCATCCGATTAAAAAAACTAAAATATTTCACCGTGGGATTGATTTGGTCATTGGTCATCAAAAGCCGATTCTATCTTTTACCGATGGTGAAGTCATCTTTGCAAAGGAAGGCAAGGAAGGTTCAGGATTCGGAAATTACGGCAATGTGGTTGCGGTGAGAGATTCCAACGGCGCATTGCATTGCTATGCTCATCTCCATACTATCGGCGTTAATGTGGGCAATTTGGTTAAGCGCGGCGACCCGATAGGCACTGAAGGCAACACAGGACAATCGGCAGGAAGTCATCTGCATTATGAGGTTCGGCTTAAGGATTCTCCTTCATTTGGATTCGGAACACATACTGACCCGACCGAATACCTAACAAAGTTTTATGCAGATGAATCAAAGGTAAGCGAATGGGCGAGGGATGCTGTAGCATGGGCAACACGCAATAAGTTTACAGATGATTCTAATCTAAAAGAGCCAATGACCAAGGAACAAATAATCACAATCCTGCACAGAATTTGGCAGAAGTAAGCCGCAAGGCTTATTTTTTTTACTCAAAAATAATTATAAAAAACATTGAAATATATAAAAATAATGCTTTACATATAAATATATATCATGTTATAATAAGGCATAGCCAAAAAAAAGGAGACGATGACAATGTACAAAGCAATCGGAAACACATTTTACGCAAAGGATTTTTTGAAGGAAGTAGGTTTTAAGTGGGACGCAGAACGCAAGGCATGGATTGGCAACGAGGAAGCAAAAGCAGAATTGGAAAAAGGTAGAAATAACATATTTTACGGAAGAAAAATACAAAACTTATTACACAAATTTAACATCCAAGCAGTAGACATTTAATAGCAAGCCGAGGGCGGCGGTAATACCGCCCAACAAACAAAAAGGAGCGAACAAAATGACAAGACAAGAAGTAGTAGAAAAAAACGGAATGTATTATGCAGTTTACAAATCAAGCGGATATTACAAACTAGAAAAATTAAGACAAGACAGAAGAATCGATAGAAAAGCAAAAGCCATTTTGATAGATACCGAAGAAGAATTTGCAACATACAAATTATCAGGAGTTATGATTGCAGGATTATTTAAAATAGTTTCTCCATCAGTTTAATCGAAGCCGAGGGCGGCGGCGAAACCGGGCAATAAACAAAAGGAGTGAATGAAGATAAACAATCTAAAAAGCAAAGTACTAAAATTTATGGCAAGTAACAAAGATGCAGACTTAATAGACAGAGAAGGAGTACAAAATCAAACAGCATTAAGAACAGCAAAGGCACTAAGATTAGAGCCACAAGAAGCGAAGAAGGTAATGGAAATATTAGTAGAAGACGGATTAGCGGAAAAGAGAAGCGGAAAGTACTGCGGAGCAACAAGATACTGGATAACAAGCAAAGGCAGAGAAGTAGCAGGATTGTAAGAAAAGCCGAGGGCGGCGGCGAATCCGCCCAATAAATCAAAGGAGAGACGACGAATGACAACTTGGACACAAAAACACAACATTAAAAAATGGGTAGAAGAAAAGTTATATGATGCAGTTGAAAAGTTATTGCCCGAAGGATTTGAGCTTGGATTTGATGCAAGCCGAATAAGCGAAAGCTCATACCTTACAATCACACATCCGAACGGATTAGATGGATTTACAATCAGAATTAGCGCACATTTTAAAGGATACGGCGCGAGCGATGAAATTACAGTACTTATGGCCGATGGTGAAAGCATGAGAACCAAGACAGACATTAAAAAAGAAGTGATTGCAGAAGTTAAAAAGAATATTGCAATATATGCATAAAAATATTAAAATATTGAAAGGAGGTGATAACATGACCAAAGAACAGTTTGATAGAATCATCGATTTGCTTGACGAGTCAATCATGCGGAAAGTAAAAAGAAATTATTCCATCAGCATCAACGAGGAAGAAGAAACCGAAAAGGCATGCGAGAAGGTATTGGGCAGAAAGCCAACGGATGAAGAATTTAATCACGTTTTTATTTCAGATGAATTTACAAGCATCCTAGACGAGATTGATGACTTTATCAGATTCAGAGAAAGAGCCGAAAAAGGCAAAGGACATTTTGAAGATTTTACGCATGATAATCCATTTGGTTCGAGAGGAGGATTCCGTTATGACAAGCAGTAATGTTCGAGCCGCATTAGAGTTGCGAAAGAAAATGCGAGAACATCGCAGATTAAGTAAAGCTATTGATGCAGATTATCGAGAATTAGATTTACAGTATGAAGATTTAGTTCAGAATTTTAATGTATCAGAACAGAAAGAATTTATTAAAATATTAGAGGAGGTAAATTGATGGAAAAAAAAGATATTTTGAAAGATTATATAACAGTTAATGAGCGAATACTTAAGTTTTATGAACAATATCCAGATGGGCGAATCATCACTAACATCGTATCATGGGCAGAAGGCAGAATCGTGATGCAGGCGACCATATACCGCGACCATGACACTGAAAAAGCATTATCCATCGGACACGCCTACGAACAGGAGGGAAGCACTTATATAAACAAAACATCCGCACTTGAGAATTGCGAAACATCGGCGGTTGGCAGAGCGTTGGCATTGGCAGGATTCGAGATTAAAAAGTCCATAGCAAGCCGCGAAGAAGTAGAAGCCGCACAAGCGAAGCAGGAACAGCTCAAGAAGGAAGAAGCCGCGGAGATACCTGAAATCATCAAAGCATTGTATGAGGAAAAGTTTGGGAATCTTGAAAACTTTGAATTGAACATTAACAAACTCAAGGAACGCGGATTTACTTATGAGGAAATATATCAAAGGTTGGAGGGCAAAAAATGAACAGATTCGAACTGAAAGGTGCAATTTACGGCGAGCCAAGGTTATACGGAAGCGGAGAGAAAACAGTTTGTAAGGCACTTATAAAGACAGAAAAAAGTTTCATCAATGTAACAGCTTTTGCGGAAATATCACGCATTTTACATTCACATGGCAAGGGCGAAGAAATCCATTGTGAAGGCTCCATTAAATCGGGAAGTTATGAGAAGGATGGGAAAAAAATTTATACGCAAGATTTGGTCATTGAAAAGATTTACGGAATCACCAAAAAAAATGAAATTGACGACTGGATGAAGTGAGATGGAGTACCAGACAATAGCAAAAGAAATTATCGAATGCGTCAAAAGACTGAAGGAACAAGAGAAAACCCTTGCGGATGCCGCGAGGGAACGCGCAACAATGGAATCATCATATCGTAAAGCGTTCGCTGTCGAAATTATGAAACTAAAGCAAATGGGCATACAAGCAAGCATTATAAAGGAGGTTGCACACGCAAATATCGCCGATATCGTATTACAGCGCGAGTTACAAGATTCACTTTTTACCGCCAAACGTGAAAGCATACGAGCCATCGAAACCGAAATTTCCGCATGGCAAACGATAGCGAAATTCTATGAGCGGTGAATATTCTAAGCAGTTTCAAACGCGCGGGAAACGAGTAAAACAAACGCAACGCCAGAAGGGCGACATAAGCGCACAGACGCGGCGAGAAGTGCAGGAACGTAGTAATGGAGCTTGTGAGATATGCGACAGTCAGAGAGCCACGCAGATGGCTCATATTACGAGCAGGAAAAGAATCGAGCATAAGACAACCGCAGAAGATTTATTGCACGTATGCGTATCATGTCATCAATGGCTTGACCAGACAGCAGAAGGCAGAAAATACAAGGAGATGCGGAAATGAGATTATGGTTATACGGCAAGCTACTTAATAGTATGCTTAAAACAAATCGTTACAACAGATTTTATTTAAGATTGTGGGAATTATGGCACATTGAGAAAAGGAGGGTAGACATGCGGAATCGCAACAATCTTATGAATGATATATGACTTTAACGAGCAGTTGCAGAAAGGCGAACGTTATGAAGATGAATTAGATATTTTTTTTAGTCAATTTTATAAAATTAAAAAAGTTACGATGGATGAACAGCGGCAGGGATTCGATAGGATTTTTGTAAGACCAGACGGAACGCAATTGAAAATCGAATACAAATCAGATGACAAAGCACGCACAACAGGAAACTTTTTTATCGAGCTTTATAGCATGTATCCCACTAAAAAAGGATGGGCATACACAAGCCAAAGCGATTATATCATTTATTTATTAGTTGATTGGCGGATTTATGTGATTGATACTCCAGATATGCGGCGATGGGTGGAGAAATGGAAATGTGAGGAACGTATCAGGCGATGCCGCAACAAAGATTATGAATCACAAGGTATACTATTGCCACTTAAAAGAATCGAAGTTGTAACAAAAAAAATATATGAAAAGGATGCAGACCAATGGAAACTTATTACACCGTGAAAGAAGTAGCTAAAATTTTAGGAATGGCGGAAATTACAATCCGGCAATGGATGGGCAGGGGACAACTACAGTTTACCAAGTTTGGCACAAAAGCCGTACGAATCAGCAAAACAGAAGTTGAACGAATCATCAATAACAAGTAGTAAGCAGGGCATTGCATTTCGGTGCAGTGCCTTTGTAAGTTTTATAAAAATATTATAAAATAAAAAAAAGGAGTGATTAAAATGAAGGTTTATAAGGTTAGAGAAGTTGCGGAAAAGTTAGCGGTGCATGAATTGACAATCCGAAATCGAATCAAAGAAGGAAAGATTCAAATTATTAAATTAAACGGTCATACTATCAGGATTCCGCAATCGGAGCTTGATAGGTTATTGGAGGTGAAGTAATGGCAGTTAAAAGAATGTTTTCATTAAAAGTTATTGATACTGATTTATTCTTAGAAATGCCGATTTCAGCGAGATTGCTATATTATGATTTAGGTATGCGAGCCGATGATGACGGGTTCGTTTCATCACCTAAAAAAATATCTAAAATGATAGGATGTTCCGAAGATGATTTTAAGATTCTATTGGCAAAAGGTTTTATAATCCCGTTTGAAACAGGAGTATGCGTTATAACACATTGGAAAATGAACAATTATATTCAAAAAGACCGCTATACAGCAACAATTTATAAATCAGAATTTGCTATGTTAACCGATAATGAAGGTGAATATGTTAGTAAAATGGATAGAAAATGTATACAGAATGATAACAAAATGTATACACAGATTAGTATAGATAAGAGTAGTATAGATAAGGTTAGTAAAGATAAGAAAAAACATAGTCCAGAAACAGAAGAAATCTTATCCTACTTGAACCTAAAAAGCGGTTCAAATTATAGGTTGATAGATACTAATTTGAAATTGATTGATGCAATCCTAAAAAAAGGTTACACCAAGGAAGATTGCATGACCGTAATCGATAAAAAAATGCAGGAATGGAGCGGAACCGATATGCAACAGTATCTAAGGCCACTAACATTATTTAGCTCGAAATTTGATGCATATCTCAATCAGCCGATGACCAGAAAAAGAAGTAACTTTGAGCAGACGCAAGACAATCTCAAAAACTTATATGATAAATATGGAGGGGAGCAGGATGGAGAAGAAAGAAGTAGTAAAAATATTTTCGATATTTAGTGTGGTTTATCCGAAGTTTATCGAATCAGGCAAAGAAGAATTAATGTTAGAAGTATGGCACTCATTACTAAAAAATTATCCTTATGAGCTTGTAAAACACGCCGCAGAAACTCATATTAAATCATCAAGATTCGCACCAACAATTCATGACATTATTCATCATATAACCGAATTTGAAAACATTGGTAAGCTTGACGGCATGAGCGCATGGGGAAAGGTCCTTAAAGCTATAAGGGATTATGGATATTACCGCGAAGCCGAAGCACTGCAGAGCATGCCGCCAGAAGTGGCAGGAGTAGTAAAAGCGATGGGATGGCAGACACTTTGCATGAGCGAAAACGAAATCGCCGACCGCGCACATTTTATCAAAGCTTATGACACGATGCAGAAGCGGGAACAGCAGGTTGCGCTCATGGGCGGAAATGATTATTTAAAATTAGGGAGATGACAAAATGGAAAAGAATGTTTTATGTATAAGCGGTGGAAAGGATTCAACGGCGTTGTGGATTTATGCAACAAAAGTTTTAAAAAAAGAAGTTATGCCGATTTTTTGTGATACAGGAAATGAACATCCGATGACTTATGAATATTTAGATTATTTACAATCCAAGTTAGGTAATTTAAAAATTATTAAACCAGATTTTACTCAACAGATAATAAGAAAAAGAAAATACGTTCAAGAAAATTGGAAAGATGATTTTTTGAAAATGGGAAAAACTGAAGAAGAAGCTGAAGAAATTATTAAAAAAGTTATTGAGATTTTAGTTCCGACAGGCAATCCTTTCTTAGATTTATGCATTTGGAAAAGCCGCTTTCCAAGCAGTCAAGCACGTTTCTGTACAACAGAATTAAAAGTTATTCCTACGATAGAACAGATTTATTTACCTTTACTAGAACAAGGTCATGAAGTATATTCGTGGGTTGGAGTAAGAGCCGATGAAAGTCAAGCAAGAGCAAAACTAGAAGAATATGAAGCATTGCCAGAAGGTTATACAGTTTATAGACCGCTTTTAAAATGGACTGTTCAAGATGTTTTTGAAATACACAAAAAATATGATATAGAACCAAATCCATTGTATAAACAAGGGATGAAGCGAGTTGGTTGTATGCCTTGCATACATGCAAACAAAGAGGAATTATTTGAAATTTCATTAAGATTCAAGCAAGAAATAGAACGAATTGCGGAATGGGAAAAAATTGTAGGCAAAGCATCAAAACGGCAACGCTCATCTTTTTTTATCCACAGTGATGATGATGATAGAAGTGATATTCACAAGTGGGTTGAATGGTCAAAAACATCATACGGCGGAAAGCAATATGATTTATTCAAAAGTAGTTCAGAAGTCCTGCAATGTTCTTCAATTTATGGATTATGCGAATAGGAGATGAAAAATGAAACCATTAATACTTAAATTACCACCATCGGTCAATCATATGTACATTAACGCAAAGATACGCGGCAGGAACATGCGAATCCTAAACAAGTATGCAAATGATTGGTACAAGGATGCACTAGAAAAAACTATCGCTTATGTGGAAGAATCACGATGGGAAACAGCAGACGAAAAGATTATTTTGGAATTGTATTTTTATTATCCCAATGCACGATTGAGAGATTCACATAATACATTAAAGATTCTTTTGGATTTGTTGGAGCGTGGTAGGATTTACACCAATGACAAATACGCATTGCCGCGAGTTATGGACTTCACTCTAGATAAGGCGCATCCGCGAGTTGAAATCTTTTTAAAAAAGATGGCGAATAATTAAAAATAGTGCTTTACATATAATAACATAGTATGATAAAATTAGGCATAGCCGAAAAAGGAGATGAACACAATGAACAAATACGATGCATATTGGGCAGAGCAACAAAAGAAAGCAGAAGCCAAAAAAGAACAAGCAAGAATCAAAAAAGAAGAAGAAAAGAAAGCAATGATGAAAGATGTAAAGCTAGAAGGCGAACACGAATTAACAGGAAAGACAAAAGCAGGAAAAGAAGTAAAATTTGAAAAGTGTTGGGGAGTAAGCAAGCAAAGTCGATGGGCAGGCACTTTATCAGTAAAGCAAGATGGAGAATGGGTTACAGTATTCACAAAAGGCTACGAAAGCAAAGCACTTCAATGGATGGCGAAAAACTAAAAGCGAGGCGGTGTAACAGCCGCCTAATCAATAAAAGGAGGTGAACAAAATGGAGAAATTAGAACAACAAATAGTAGATAGAATTGAATCATTAATTGATTTTTTGACAGAAGGTGAATTAGATACAGTAGAAAAGGCTAGAATCAAAGGAATGATACAAGGATTAGAAAATGTAATTGTGATGATGAACAGATTGAAATAATCAAAGCATGCCGATGTAAATATCGTTCAATCAATCAAAGGAGGTGAGCAAATGAAAAAGACATGGGATGAAATCACACTTGACGAAATCATCAACGGATTCGGAGAAACTGAATTAATGGATGAGGACATCGCAACAGGAATGACAGACGAAGACATCAGCGAATGGGTATATGGATGGATGCAAGGTTAATCACAGCAGGGCGGTGTAAAAGCCGCCTACCAAATCAAAGGAGCGATGAAGATGTTCACAACAGTATTACAAGCAACGTATACTAATCAAGATGGCGACAAACTAGAATTTCTTTTTACGGATTATGCAGAGTTCAAAGCAAAATTCAAACTGCACGATGAATTGATTGAAGAAGGTTTCGAGCTTGAATTTGAAGATGTTTTAAGCACCAGAGATTGCGAGTACGAAGATATTGAAGCATTGGAATACAAGGATTGCTAATCACACAGCCGAGCGGAGCGGCAAAACTCCGCAATATCACAAAGGAGTGATAAAATGTTCAGCAAAAAAATGAAAGAAGCAATTCACGATTATTGGAAAGATGATGACGGTTATTGGGTAATATTAAAAGAAGGATACGAAGCACAGCACGATGGAGCAAGGACAGTAAATGGCGAAACTTATACGGATTTAATAAGAGAAATGAAACTAATAAAAAGGAGCGATTAACAATGATTAAATATCAAGGGATTGTAATCGATAGGTTAAACGGGGAATCAGTCAAAACAAGGTATTATCCTACATGGGGACAAGCACAAGCCGCGGCGGAAAAACTCAGCGAAAAATATTATCTTAAATGGCGTGGGAACATCACAGTTGTAAGTAAAATAAACACAAAGGACAAATTTTATAAAACGATTTGTAATGGTTTCGTATGACGCAAGAAACCGCACAGCTATTAATTTCAGTAACTGTTATCAGTGTTATAACTAATTTAGCAGTATTCACAACGATGGTGATTCTTATATGGATGGAGAACAGCCAATGAAAAAAATCATATGCAAAGATTGCGCAGGTAGTGGATACATTAAAATTGAAGATGCAATTGAGTCATGCGTAACATGTCATGCGAATGGGTATCTCTTATATGTGGAAGAAAACGAAGCATATGGACAGGATTGTAAGAAAGGAGAATGTGAATAATGAAAATCGGTATTTTGGATATCGACACTAAAAGAGAAACTAATAATCTTGGTAGACGTGAAAGATATCCAAATATCGCATGCGGTAAAATTTATGGATATCACAAACTGAATGGAGATGAGATTTTTTATCCTTACAACAACGAAAAAGTGGATAAATTGTACATTTCAACTATTTTTACAAACACAAGACCAATGATTAAGCGCATGATGCCACTATGGGAACAGCGAGCTAAAGAGATTTTAATCGGCGGAACAGGATGGGATGACTACACCAAAGCACCTTACACAGTCACAGAATTACCGCCAGAAATTGCCGCTATATCTCATGTTCCTTGGACTTATGAAATGTATAACATTGATTATGGTATTGGATTTACTACCAGAGGTTGTCATGTAGGTTGTGCTTTCTGTGTGGTTCCGAAGAAAGAAGGACTTCAAGAATATAGAGAAATGCAAGTAAAGGATTTAATCAATCCAAGAAGCAATCATTTGATACTTATGAATAACAACTCATTTGCCCATCGAGATTTCATGAATGATGTTGAGCAAATAAAATTCCATAATCTTTCAATTCATTGGGACCAAGCGAATGACATCACATTAGTTACTCCAGAAATAGCAAAAGCATTAAAAAGTGTTAACTATCGCGGATACAATCCTAACAAAAAGCAATTATTCTTTGCATTTGATTTAATCACCAAAAAGAAGATTGACCCAGAAACAGGCGGAACAGTTACATATGATATGATGAAAATCGTACCAGAAAAAGTTAAGTTATTGCAGGAGTATGGAATCCCGCCATATCATTTGAAATTTTATATGCTTATTGGATTTAATACGACAGAGGAAGAAGATTTAATGCGAGTGGATTGCTTAAGAGAATTGAATTGTGATATTTATCCGATGCTATTCAGAGATTTAAACGGAAAGGTTGGAGTAGATGGAAACGGAAAACAGCAATCATTTCATGTAAGAGCGATGCGTGATTGGATTCATTCGGGATTGTATCGAAAAACTGATTTTAAAGACTTTACAAGACGTGAAGAACATAGAATTCAAAGAGAGAAAAAAGAAAGTCAACTAACATTATTTTGAGGTGATTAAATGAACTGGAAGCAAGCAACTGATGAACAGTTAAAAGAAATCATATTTAATGACAACGAATGCGAGCTTAAATATAAATGGCAAGCACTTCACGAAATGAGGCGCAGGAATGGACAAAATAAACCCAAATCATTATAAGTTTGGCGGAATTGAAACCATCGACTATATCGCGGCAAAGATGACACCAGAAGCTTTTGAAGGATACTTGCAAGGAAATGTTATCAAATATATAAGCCGATACAATCAAAAGAATGGGATTGAAGATTTACACAAGGCGGAATGGTATCTATGTAGGTTAATAAACTTAAAAGAAAATTTAAGGGAGATAAAAAAATGAAATTCGTAAAATTCACTTTCTTTTTTATGGTAAGAATACCGTTCATTTTACCTGATTTTTTATATGAGCGAGAAATGAAAAGACGAGGATACGGTATGTGTGAAGAATGTGGCATTTTAATTATCAGACGAGGTGCAAATTTTTGCAGGTATTGCGGAACGAAAATAACTGTTAAACATGAGTAAACACTAGGAGGAAAAAATGAAAGATATATTAGAAAGTATTGTAGCAGGTATTAAATTAGGGATAATTTTTTCGCTTGCTTATATCATGTTAGATTATTTTTTAAAATAACTATTTAAAAGGAGATTAAACAATGACAGATTATCATATGCATTTTAGCATTATAGCCGAGCCGCTAGAAAGCCAATTGAATAAACAAGGTTACACACTGGGAGAAAATCCCGAACGTTATGACACGATGCTTAAGCACATATTCGCGTTTCACATGAATGGAATATTAACAAAGGGCGAAACCGATAGAGCATTGCAAAGATACAATAAATTTATCAGAGGAATAGCAAAGGAGGTGAAACAATGAATGATATAGTAAAAGCAATCATATCAGGGCTTGGATTCGGTTTACTTTTTTCCGCGGCGTATTTTATAGGATGGTGGACATTGTGAAAATATCCGATAGGCAAGCAAAAGTAGTTGAGCAATTCCGCAACACAACATCGGTTATAGAAGTCAAAAGGGCGTTTGATTGGACCCACCGCGAAACCGATAATATTATTTATATGTTGTTTTTAAAGGGAATATTAAAAAGAATTAGAAAAGGACACTATATCGTTAGCAATGGAGATATTAAAGACATCACAGTTAATTTTAAGCCGCTTGAAATCAAAGAGCTTGGAAAGCTTGACCAGATACCGCAAAAGCTGTTGGAGTATGTTTGGCAAAATAGAAAAGCGAGGTGCTCACAATTAAAACAGATAACAGGGATACCGCGATTTTACATACGTCAATACATTTACGGCAGGATGTTGGAGGAGTTTCCGAGGCACCGCGAGTATTAAACGGGGAGTATCTTGGAGCAAGTGAAGTAAATGTCATCATGACAGAACGCAACCGTTCAGCTTATAACCTTGCGCAGGAGAAAGTTGGAATCATCCCACGCAAAGAAGTTGACAACATCTACACCAGATACGGCACCGAGATGGAGCCGCTCATCATTAACGAGATTGAAAAGCAAGGATATAGCTTCATGACAGCTAAACAGCGATGCCATGACTACAAGTTAAGCGGCGTACTGGATGGGATTGACTATGACAAACAAATCATCTTGGAGGTGAAAACCTTTACTTATATTCCAGATATGCAAAGCTACTTGAATCAGATTCATGTTTATTTTCACATTTTTAAGATGGAAAAGGCGATACTTGCACTATATCAACGTAATGAGCATTTTGACCCAAGAGCAATAGAATTGTATAATATAAGTATCGATAAGGAACGCCTGCATGATATTTTAACCGCGGTTCGAGCATTTTGGAGCAAAGCCGAAATTTTACGTAAAAATCCCGAAATGAAAAAGAAGCAGTTTGATGCATTGGAGGTGGAAGAATGAAACCTTATGAGCAATTAGCCAATGAAATCATCATCATGGCGACAGATGAATATAAATCATGCTTAAAAGCACTAAAAAAAGATAAAGATAACAAACAGCTCCAAAACTTTCGAATCAAAACAGAACAATTTTTTTATAGCGAATGGTTCAATCATTTAACTAACGTAAATCCTACATATTTAATAAAAAAGATTAAGGAGAAAATATGATACTATTAGATAAAAAAATGTTAATCAACTTTTTAAGAGATTTGCAGGAAAATGGATATGACATAAATACGATACATAAAGTATTAAAAGAAATTTACGATGGTACATTCGATGAACATGACCCGAGAATGATTAATAAGCGGATGCAGATATTCGAGCGAATCTCCATCGAACGCGAACGGCAGGATGAATTGCACGAGTTTCCGCATCATATAAGATTAGCGGTATTGATGGAGGAAGTAGGCGAAATTGCGAAGGAATTGCAAGATGGTAAAAGTTATGAAAATGTTATGAACTTATATATTGAGCTTATTCAAACGGCGGCAGTATGTGTGAGATGGATTGAAGAATTAGGCAAGGAGTTGAAACAATGAAAATAGTAGGTGATAATAATGGCTAAAATGGGAAGACCGAAAAAAGAAATAGACTTTGAAGCATTGGAAAAACTTTGCATGATACAATGTACCGAGGAAGAAATAGCGGCTTATTTCGGAATATCTATAGATACATTAGAGAGAAGAATCAACGAACAATACAATCAAACATTTGCGGAGTATTTCGCCCAAAATAGGGGAAAAGGTAAAATGAGCTTAAGACGCGCACAATATACAGCGGCAATGGCAGGCAATACTACTATGCTAGTATGGCTAGGTAAGAATTGGCTCAGCCAGACAGATAAGCAGGAAATAAGTCATCAAGGCGACAACATTATAAAAGTGAGAATTACAGATGATTGAATATGAGATTAGCCGCGGAAAGTTTAATGCGGCTTATTTACCTTATATAGAGGATACTACACCACTACAAATATTTTTCGGTGGGAGTGCATCAGGCAAAAGCTATTTTCTCGCACAACGCACCATAATAGACGTGGTAGCTAATCAGCGCAATTATCTCATATGCCGAAAGACCGCCAGAACAATAAAGCGAAGCGTGATGAATGAATTGCTTAAAGCAATCGACAATCTCAAAATGAACAATCTATTTGAGCTTAACAAATCAGATAATTCACTGACCTGCAAAAACGGGTGCCAGATACTCACCGCGGGACTAGATGACACAGAAAAAATAAAGTCAATCACACCATCGCAAGGAGTCATTACTGACATTTGGATAGAGGAAGCAACCGAAGTTGACTATGAGGATGTTCAGCAGTTAAAGAAACGATTGCGCGGAGAATCAAAGTTAACAAAAAGGTTAATCATGTCATTCAATCCGATTTATCAGACACATTGGTTATACAAGGAATATTTCGCAGAGTTCAGCGGCTCGCAATACAAAAGCGATGATAAGCTCATCATAAAAACAACCTATAAAGATAATCGTTTTTTAACACAGCAGGACATCGAGAACATGGAAAACGAAAAGGATGATTATTATTACAATGTTTACACATTAGGAAATTGGGGAGTATTGGGCAAAACAATCTTCAAAAACTTCACCGTACAGGAGTTTGATTCTTCCACATTCGATAATTATTATAATGGCTTGGACTTTGGTTTCGCCAGCGACCCAGCCGCATTCATACGGTTACACTATGACAAAAGGCGCAAAATAGTTTATATTATAGAGGAGTTCGCAGAGCTTGAGATGACCAATGACATACTAGCGCAACGGATTAAATCAATCATCGGCAATGAGTACATTACCTGCGATAGCGCCGAGCCAAAAAGCATAAGGGAATTGCAGTTGCTTGGAGTAAAGGCAAAGCCAGCAAAAAAGGGCAAGGATTCCGTAAACTTTGGAATAGATTGGCTAAAGCGTCAACAAATCATCATACATCCCAGATGTATAAACTTTAAAAGAGAAATAGAAATATATCAGTATACCAGCGACAAGAACGGAATCTATGTTAACAAGCCACTCGATAAAGACAACCATTTGATAGATGCGCTCCGTTATGCGATGGAAGAATGTTTTATAGAGGAAGCGGCAATATTTTTTTAAGGGGTGATTATGTGGCTTTTTGGGACAGATTTTTAAAGAAGCAAAAGTATCAATATGTAAGCGAAGGAAACTACGGTCAACCTTATTGGACGATTCAGAAGGATAAACAATTTTTAACAGAAGCTTATAATAAGGTTGTATGGGTTTACTCGTGTGTAACTCAAATAGCTTCAGCCACTTCATCGGTGCCATGGTTACTATATAGGCGTGGGCGCGGTGGAAGGCATATTGAGATAGAACAGCATCCTATACTTGATATGCTTAATCTAAAAGCAAATAGTTTCATGAGTGGGCGCGACTTTATCGATTTATGGGCAACGTATCTAGCAACTGAAGGTAAATTTTATGCCGAATATATCAATCCTTCTATGCCTACTCAAATGGTTCCGCTATATCCTCACTACATGAAGCCGATTCCAAGCAAAGAATTATTTGTTAGTGGTTATCAATATGATATTTACAAGCCGATTTATTATAACCGTGAGGAAATATTATGGAGCAAGTTCAATGACCCGTTGGAGATTTACGACGGGCTTTCGCCTATTCGCGCATTGAGCCGTACTATCGATACCGAAAATGAAGCAGTAAACTGGAATAAATCCACACTTCAAAACAGCGGCGTTCCGGCAGGAATATTTACAATTCAAAATCCATCGCCCGAGCTTATAGATAATTTACGTGATGAATGGCGCAAAAGATACGGTGGCGGCACGAATGCACGTTTACCGCTTGTACTCAACGCAGACAGGGCAACATACCAGCCGATAGGATTATCTAGCGTTGATATGGACTTTTTAAACCAACGTAAATTGAACAGAACAGAAATTTGTAGCGCTTTCGGCGTTCCATCTCAGTTGGTAGGCGACCCGGAAGGACAAACGTATTCTAACTTCACCGAAGCGGTTAAAAGCTTTTGGGAGAACACCATCATCCCGCGATATTTGGAAACAATCAAAGACAAGTTAGCAAGCGACCTATTACCACGATATGCTGATAACCTTATTTTGAATTATGACTTGTCAGGCGTATCAGGGCTAAGAGAATCGCAAGATTCGCTTGTGAAGCGCACGGTGGAATTGTGGAAGAATGGACTCATAAAAAGAAATGAAGCACGTTTCGCGCTTGAGTATGAAGACGTTGAAGGCGGCGATTTATTTTTTAATGATTTGGGATTTGGTGCCATGCCGATGCCAGAGCCAACAACCGAGCCGCAGGAAACTGAGCAGAAAGACCTAAACGCAAAAAAAAACTCTTCAAACAGTTTGAGAGAATCCGAAATCCATTTTATAGTAAAGTAAGGCAAGAGATTGCGAAGGCCTTTGAGGAGCAACGCAAGAAAATCATCAATAAAAAATATAGTAGCGATAATTTTAACAATGAAGTACTTGCAATCATTGATAATGATTATGATAAGTTCGTGAAACTCTTTCAAAAATTTTACCGCGAAATAATTCGAGACTTTGGAACGCGCACTTTCAACGACATTCAGCGACAAGCCCGAAGCATGGAGCCAACCGAAACTAAACGTTTCGACTTTGCGAGTGACACGATATTAAACTACATCACAAACACGAGTGCGGAAAAAGTAGTACTCATAACCGAAACAACAAAAGTTAAAATTAAAAATATCATCATCGAATCAGTTTCAGAAGGCGCAAGCATACTAACAATGACAGAAGCGATAGATAAACTATATTTAGACCAGATTATCCCGAATCGAAGCCGCACCATCGCACGCACTGAAGTTGTCAGCACTTCGAATTTCGGGAGCATGGAAGGCGCACGACAAACAACACCGCGAATTAGAAAAGTGTGGATACCAACTTTCGATGATAGTACGCGAGAATCACATTTAGATATGGCGAATCATCCGCCGATTAGATTAAATGAAATGTTCGATGTTGGGGATAGTAGGGGTGAATATCCTGGCGACTTTAACCTACCGCCAGAAGAAGTTATAAACTGCCGTTGCGCAATCGGCTACGAGTATGAGGAGTGAGTCATGAAGATAATCAGGAGTGATGCGGAATTAGAGTTAATCACACTTTACCCGTTGGGCGATTGGCATTTAGGCTCCGAGCATTGCGATGTTAAATTGATTAATAAACAAATTGATGAAATAAAAAACGATAAAACAGCAAGAATCATATTAATGGGCGATTTAGCTGAAACCGCTACAAAAGAAAGCGTTGGAGCGGGAGTTTACGAGCAGGAGCAAAACGCACAACAACAGATGATGCGGATTAAGAATCTATTATATGATGTTCGTCATCTTATTGATGGAGTAGTGACAGGAAATCACGAGGAACGTATATATAAAACTAGTGGCTTTGATTTATCGTTATATCTTTGCCAGATGCTCGAAATCGAAAAGAAGTACATGAGGTATCAGGGAGTAGTAGGTTATGTAATCGGTCAACGCTCATATCTAGTTAACGTATGGCATGGTGCAGGTGGCGGCGGAAGTGCAGGTGCTTCATTAAACCGATTGCAGAAACAAAGCGAATACGTATTAGCGGATATCTATCTGATGGGACATGTGCATAAAAGGCAGGTTCACACAAAGCAGATGATTATTCCAAATCCGAGATACGAAAAAAAAGAAATTATCATGCAATACTTTATTGCAACAGGTTCTTCGCTTGACTATGAAAACTCATATGCAGAAAGCGCAGGCATGACACCAAGCCAAAAAGGATTCACTAAAATAAAAATGTGGACAGAAAAAAAATATACGGACTTTGGGAGAGAGCGACAGAAAAGAATAGAAGTTATTATATGAGGTGATTTTATGGCATCTGAAACGATGAATAATAGCATTCAGACAAGAGGATTTGCGCGGAAAACCATGCAATTAGAACACTCTAAAATTCATGACCAACGCGGCTATGATGTGGATATTGAATTTACACTAACAGGCACAGCATCAACCTATTATCATCTTGAAACAGGACAATATAATATACATCTTAAAGACTTTGAAATCATCACAGATAAAAACGAGGTTAAAGCATGGTTATTCATTGATTCAGTAGTTGCCAAAAGCTCATCTCCATTAGCAGTAACAATTTTTAACAGCGACCATAATTCTGCAAATGTTTGCAGTATGAATCTATATACAAATAGCGTTATAACATCAGAAGGCACGACAAGAAAAGTTTATTATATTGCGGGAACAACAGATGTTGGACAGACGGCAAACGGTTCTTCGAATTTAGCAGATACATGGGAGTTTATCACAAAAAAGAATGAAGATTATTTGATTAAAATTCAACGAATTGTAGCAGATGGCAATACGAAAGGGAATTTAAGATTAAGATTATACGAGGAAACACCATAGGAGGTAAAGCGATGCCGCTACCGAAACCAGAAATGAATGAAGATGAAGAATTATTTTTAACCAGATGCATGAGTGATTCGGTCATGATAGAGGAATTTACTAAGTTAGAACAACGCTTCGCAGTTTGTAGGTTACAATGGGACAATTATGAAGAAGAAACCGAAGAAGATGAAATGACGGAAGAATCACAGCTAAAAGAAATAATAGAACGAATAAGAAAGATGACAAATTTTCCACAACAAGGCGATGATGAAACGGTCAGTCTACAGAATAGCAAATATGAGTTATTTCCGATAGACTTTGCCGCAAGAATAAAGCAGAAGTATCCAGAAGTATGGAAGTTGGGCGGGAATATTTTGGGCAATGAGCAATACCGTCATCTATTAGAGATTAGAACCAACGACATAGCAACAGAAGATTTAACTCCAAGGCAAGAAGAAGCGATAAGACTACGGGAAGCGTGGAGCGCACGACACTTTGAAGACTTCAGGCCTGCGGGCGTGATGGCGCAAATCAAATGGCACATGGTAGGTTCACGCGGATTGGAGTATATGAAAAAGCTAATGAATGAGGAAATCAAAAAACGATACGGAGATGATGCATGATGGATTTCAAAGCCATTAAATTTGAAACCAAGGCGTTGAACGACAATGAATTCGAAGGTTATGCGAGCTTTTTTAATAACATTGACGCCTATGATGACATTATCGAGCGTGGCGCATTTAAGAAAACCATTGCAGAAAACCGCGGAAGGATTAAAGTGTTATGGCAACATGATGCCGCGGAGCCGATAGGAATCCCTAAAGAAATGATTGAAGATGACAATGGTTTATATGTCAAAGCCAAAATAAGCATGACCGATACAGGCAAGAAAGCAATGACACTTATAAAAGATGGAGTCATTACTGAAATGTCGATAGGTTATGATGTGGTCAAAGATGATTATAAAATGATGGGCAATCGCAGAGTTAGGATGCTTAAAGAAGTAAGACTATGGGAGTTCAGTCCCGTAACATTCGCCGCAAATGACAAAGCAAAGATTATGAAAATGCGGTCATTGCTAGAGAACGTTAAAAATGCTAATATGGATATGGTTATTGAATATATCAAATCACTTGACAATCAGCCGCCAATAGGCACTGAGGATATCGAGCCGAATACGATAATGGAAATCATAAAAAAGTTGAAAGGTTGATGCTAAAATGACTATCAATGAAGTCCAAAAAGCCATTCAGGATGCAATTCAAAATGGCGTCAGCAAGGAAGATTTGAAATCTCTTGAAGTGAAATTTATGGAGATGCTAGATGCACGCAACAACGACCAAAAAGACGTTGATGCAATGTTCTCAAAGTATCAAACCGAAGTTGAAACAAAACTAGCAAACTTGCAAGCTAGTCAAGCTAAAGCAGGATTTGCAAGCCAAAAGACTAAAGAATCATTTGGAGATTTTTTGGTTAAAGTTCGACATGGCGACCCAGAATTAAAAGCCTTCACACGTAAAAATTTAGTTGAAAACACTGGTGATTTAGGTGGTTATCTTGTACCAGATGAATTTATGAATGAAGTTCTTAGAGTGCAATTAGAAGAAACTGTAGTTCGCCGGAACGGTGCGCGAGTCATTCCAATGAACAGCCCAATCATGAAAATTCCTGCTTTGAACATGGCGAGCAACGCAAGTGGCTCATTGTTTGGAGGAGTCACAGCATATTGGACAGGCGAAGCGGCAGAAAAAACAGAAAGCAATCCTAAATTCAAACAAATCACTCTTGAAGCAAAGAAGCTTATCGGTTATGTCGAAAGCTCCGATGAATTAATTGATGATTCTATTGTTTCGATGGGACAGCTTTTGGCAGATGTATTTAGCCAGACAATCGCATTTGAGGAAGATGTATCATTTTTAACAGGCAATGGAGTTAATAAGCCGTTAGGTATCATCAATGCAGGTGCAACAGTCACAGTACCACGCGGAACAACAGGAAGCGTTACAACCGTTGACCTTGTCAACATGCTTGCTAGATTCTACCGCCGCGGTGGAAGTCCAGTATGGGTTATTAATCAGAGTGTATTGCCAGATATTTATAAGTTAAAAGATGAAAACAGCAATTATATTTTATTGCCTGGGTTTAATGGTAACATTAGCACAGCATTGCCCACAACAATTTATGGCATCCCAGTGGTAGTAACTGAAAAAGTACCTGCTAAGGGTTCTATCGGCGATATTATGCTTGCAGATATGCGTTATTATCTAATCGGCGACCGTCAAAGATTGACAATCGAAGAAAGTATGCACGTTAAATTTAAATACGATGAAAAAGCATGGCGTTTCGTTCAGCGCGTTGATGGAATGCCGTGGCTTGACAGTGCAATTACACCGCGAGCAGGCGGAAGCACTATTTCACCGTTTGTTATTCTCGGCGATTATAGCGCCTAAGAAAGGGGAAAATTGACAATGGAAAGAATTAATGAGCGCATTTCGTTTACATCAGCTATTGCCGCAACAGCTTCCCTTGTAACAGCTTCATCTAGCGAGCTTGTTGACATGAAGGATTTCACCGAGTACCTTGCAATCATTAACCAAGGTGTAGCAACAACAGCAGGAGTTATCACAGTATCAGTTTGGGAGTCAACAGCTTCGACATGGTCGGGAGCAGTTGCAGTAAAACTAAAAGAAATTACAGGTGCATCGCAAACAGGTAGCAGATTTTTAAGCGTATCGGTAATTGAGTCTGAAATCACAGACGGCAGACGATACCTTGGAGTTTATGTAGCCAAAGCGGATACAGCATCGGGAATTTCCGCAACAATCGCACGAGATGGCGACCGTTATTTAGATTAATTAGTTAGGCGTGGATAGATTGCGCAATCGAAAGCGGTTTCCCTGCCGTTTCCACGCCTCATAAGGGATAACATTAAGGGAGATGTTATAATGACAAAAGTTTTAATAGGCATTCCGATTCATCGACCGATTGAATTTAAAGTGTTTGAAAGTTTCATCAGAGCCACAAACTTAAAGCGGGAACATGAATTTAGCTTTTGCATGGTCAGTAATTCGCTTATCTATGATGCACGTGAATATATTGCAACCGAATTTATGAAAAGCGATTGCGAGTTCCTTATGTTCATTGACAGCGATATGACATTTCACCCGCAGTCAGTTGATTTTTTATTGCGTCATAACTTGGAATTTGTGACAGCAAAGGCATTTAAGCGAGTTAAGCCATATCAACCATGCTTTTATACTAAATTTGAGTATAAAGATGGCGTACCAGAGCTTGAAGCACCTGCACAGTATGGCGAGGGCTTATTACCGATAGAAGGCGCAGGGTTAGCATGCGCACTCATAAAGCGTTCAGCATTCGAAAAGATTCAACAACCTTATTTTTTTCCGTTGCCGAATGTGGGGGAAGATTTAACTTTTTGCTTAAAGCTAAAAGAAGCAGGAGTTAAAATGTATTGTGATACTACTTTGCAATTTGGTCATCTAGGGTATACGGAAATATTCGAACAACATTTTGTTGAGGAATATACAAAATTGGTGCAAGCTCAAAAGGTGGAATCATGAGAATACTCATAGGCTCACCCGTAAAACAAGATGAAACAATTTTCAAATATTATTTGGAATCACTAGCAAATTTGAAATGTGAACATGAAATAGATTGGTTCTTTATTCTGCACAATTCGCCCGAGTTTAAAAAATATTTAAAGCCCGAACAATATGAGGAATTTACGAATCAAACACAGTATGAAGTAAATAGCACTCACCATTGGAAAAAAGAAAACCTAAAAGATGTAACAAACATGAAAAATTATTTATTACATAAAACACTAAAGGAAGGTTATGACTACTTTTTTTTGGTTGATTCCGATATTATTTTACATCCAAAAACTTTAAATCATTTGGTTATGCAGAATCAGCCGATTATATCCGAGATTTTTTGGACATCGTGGAATCCAGGCGAAGAACCGATGCCGAACGCGTGGGATTATGATTTTTACGGTTATGGCAAAGATAAGGATTGGCGCAAATACAAGCAAAAGGAAATATGGAAAGTTGGCTATAGCGGAGCTTGCATATTAATCCGCCGCGATGTGATTGAGTCAGGCGTTAACTATAATCCGATTCATAACGTATCATTCAGCATGTGGGAAGATAGAGCATTTTGCATAAGAGCCGCCGTGCATGGTTATCAAGTTACGATGGATACACATTATCCCGCTACTCATTTATATCGCAAGGAGGATGTTCAAAAGTATGAAATACATCGTCAAGCACAGATTCCACAGCAAAACAGATGATAAAAACTATTTAGCAGGCGAAGAATATGAAACCAATGACATCGAGCGGGCAAAATATTTAGCTACTCTAGGATTATTAGAATATGAAACCGATGAAATCGAATATGAAACCAAAGTCATAAAAACAAGGGGGAGGAAACGTGCTAACTGATACGTGGGTAAGTCAATTTGTTACAGTCTCCGAAACCGAGCCAACATATGAGCCCGTAACAGTAAACGAAGCTAAAAATTATTTTAAAGTAGATGATGTTACTGACGATGCACTAATTGCGCAGATTATCAAGACTGCAAGGAAGATGATTGAAACGCATGCATCATTAGCTTTTCACCGTAGAACAGTCACGCAGAAACAAACAGGTGGAATTGAAACATTGGATGCATTGCGAATCCCTGTTTTTTCCGTAACATCGTTGCAATATGCAGAAAATTTCGATAGCTCATATGAAACCATTGATACAGATGAATATAGACTTGCGGGGAACAAGTTATTTCATGATGATTATAAATTCAAGCGCGGCAGGGATGCCGATGGTTATGTGATAACCTATGTGGCAGGAATGGTTGCAGACACGACACCAAGCACCTTAAACAATGATATGAAAACAGCCATATTAAGAGTAGCGGCTTTTCTTTACGAGAATCGCCAAGAATATGCAACGGGATGGAATGAACAAGGATTTTCCGTAAATTATGACATATTAAAAAGTGAAATTAATCGCATTGTTAATCCTTATGCAAGTGCGAAGGGGATTTTTTAATGCTTACAATATTGCGAAACCGTGTAACCATACAATCACTAACAACAACAGCAAGCGGCGGCGGAACATTTATAGAAACATGGTCAACCGTTTCAACAGTATGGGCAAATGTGCAAGGAATGGCAAAAGAAGAAACGCGCTTTGACAAAATACAACAAATTGACCAATATACCATACGCATGAGGAAAAGAACATTGACCAATGAAAATCGTTTAATTTACAAAGGAGAAGTTTTAGAGATTGAATCAGTATTAGACGAAACACAACAAAGCAAGATGATGACAATTAAAGCGAGGGCGGAAATATGAGCATTCAAATGACCGTCACAAACTTAAATGATTTACAAAATGAATTAAATAATCTTGAAGATAAATTAAAAAAAGAAGTATATGAAACTATCATTGCAATGAGTAGGGTTGAGATTGAAACCGTGGCAAAACGAGCTGTACCAGTTGACACAGGCAGATTGAAATCAAGTATCATGACACTAACAGAAAAAAGAAAAACTTACACATACACCGATAGACAAGGAAACAGTTATGACGGAAAACTAAAAACTGAACAACCTATTGGATATGAAGTATTGGTTGGAACGAATGTTGAATATGCGATGAAGATTCATGAGCGCGGCGGTGGGGGAGCGGGAAGCAATCGAACAGTGCGAGGACAGAAACGACCTAAAGGATACGGAAGATATTTTTTAAAGAATGCGTATGATGCCGCAATACCAAAAATGATAACAGCAATTCGAAAGATAAAGGGGATAGAATAATGTCGGCGATGTGGTCAGTACAAAAAAGTTTATATACCGCATTGGCTTCAAACTCAACCTTTATGACTAAGATAAGTAATAATCTATATGACGAGCCGCCGACAAATCAGCAATATCCTTATGTGACAATTGGAAGCATGACCGAAGCAAATCAGAATAGATTGAATAAATCGGGTTTTTTTGTTACATTAGAAATGATGATATTCACAAAAAACGGACGCGGTGGTTTCAAACTAGCAAAAGAGATATTAGAATTAGCCAATGATGTAATAAATCTCAAAAAATTCACTACAGACAATTTTACGATGGTGCAGGTTTACTACACTTACAGCAGTACAGAACGGGATGAAGATAAACATATTATAAGCGCAAATTATGACGTAATTTGCCACTAAAGGAGAGGTTAAGCAATGGCAGGTACTTTTGCAAATGGAGCGATATTTAAGCTCAACACAACAACAATTACGGAAATTACAAGCATTTCCGCGCCGAATCTTACGGCAGAAACAATTGATGTTACAACGCATTCTTCTGCAAACTCTTATCGAGAGTTTATTAAGGGATTGCGTGACGGCGGAGAAATCAGCATTGAGGGTAATTTTACAACAGCTTCAGCGAGCGCGACAATCATCCAGATGGAAACAGCAAGCACAACAACAGTAACTATCGATTATCCTACAAGCCCAAGCGTGACCAGATTCACCGCAACGGTATTGACAACAGGCTTCACAATGGAAGCACCAGTAGATGGAGTTATTCCATTTACAGCTACATTTAAGGTTACGGGTAAGCCGAGTTTAGGACAAATTTAATAAAGGAGAATCATGATGCCGCGGAACAAACAAAGAAACAATGAGGTCATTATAGATTTAGATAAACCAAGGTCATTAAGATTTGATTTAAACGCAATGGCGGCATACGAGGAAACAACAGGAAAAAGCGCGTTTGCGATAGGCGATAATATATCAGCTACATCAATCCGCGCTTTACTGTGGGCATGTTTGATACATGAGGATGATACATTGACAATCGAGCAAGTGGGCAGGTTAATCCATACGGGCAACATGCAGGAGATAACCACTAAAATTAACAAACTAGTACAAACATCAACTGACACAGGCGAGGAAGCAGAAGAAAACCCAAACTAAAACCGCCGCGCATTATTGAGCTTTGGGCAAATGGAGTAACTAACATTGGCTTAAGTCCAGATGATGCGTGGCGTTTAACGTTAAAAGAGTATATTTTTTTGGTCAAATCATACGAACAGAATGCCAAGCGCGAGCATTATAGATTTGCGTTAGTTTGTTCGGTCATTGCAAACGCGAACAGAAGCAAAGGAAAACCATTTAAACCAGAGGACTTTATGCCGCGAGAGCCAAGAAAAAAGCAAACATGGCAACAGCAATTACAATTCCTGCAAGCTTTCGTATCGTCTTATGAGAGTGGTGAGTAAATGTTATCAGAATTATTCGTTAAAATATCAGCAGATTTTAAAGGATTAGAAGAAGGGATTGCAAAATCTCAGGAAAAGTTAACTAAATTCGGCGAAGGAATGGCGAATGTAGGCAGTAAAATGTCTATGTTTATCACTTTACCAATTTTAGCGGCGGCAGGTGCATCATTTAAACTTGCGAGCGATATGGAAGAAACCACCAACAAAATCAATGTTGCATTCGGAAACTCAGCAGAACAAGTAATGCAATGGAGTCAAACATCGATTGAATCAATGGGATTGGCGAGCCAAAGCGCACTTGATGCGGCGGCATTGTTCGGCGATATGGCAACATCGATGGGATTTACTCAGGAAAAAGCCGCAGACATGTCGATAAACTTGACGCAATTAGGCGCGGATTTATCATCATTTAAGAACATTCCAATTGAACAAGCTATGAACGCATTAAATGGCGTATTTACAGGCGAAACCGAAAGCATGAAGATGTTAGGCGTAGTCATGACAGAAACTAATCTTGAAGCCTTCGCACTATCTCAAGGCATTGAAAAAAATATTGCAGACATGACGCAAGCAGAAAAAATAAGTTTAAGATACGCATATGTACTTGATGCAACAAAAAATGCGCAAGGCGATTTCGCGCGAACATCTGAAGGCGCCGCGAATCAAATGCGGATGTTTCAGGAGAATTTAAAAGAATTAGGAGTGCAGTTTGGTCAAATCATTTTACCTTTTATAACCAAAATGATAAACGGATTAAATGGGATGTTGCAAGGATTTGGTAATTTATCGCCGGGAGTAAAAAAGTTAATCATTGGCTTTGCGGCATTTTTAGCAGTTTTAGGTCCTTTGTTGTTAATTGGCGGTAAAATTTTAATTTGGCTACCTATGTTAAAGGCAGGATTCTTAATGGTGCTTCCTGCAATTAAAGCTCTAGGTATTGCATTAAAAGGGCTTGCGCTTAATCCGATGGGATTAATCATTATGGCAATAGGTGCCGTTGTCATTGCGGCTTTATATATGTGGAAGAATTGGGACACCGTAAAGATACAATTAATGATGATTGTTAACGCTATATCATATGGCTTTCAGCAAGGATTATCGTATCTTAAGACGATAATTTTTAAGTATGTTGATTTGTATTTAGCGGCATTCCAAAAGCTATTAGGTTGGATACCTGGACTAGGTGACAAAATAGACCAAGCCAGAGAAAAAATGTCATCGCTTATAGATGAACAGAAACTTAAAAGAGAAACAAACACATTTAATTATCAAACTGAACAAGCCGCATTAGGGGCAGAATTAGCCGCGGCGCAGATGGAAAAAGCTAAAAAGAAAACAGGCGAATTGGGCGATGAAATTTCGAATACTACGGATAAGACATTTGAATATAACGATGGCTTGCAAGACTTGAAAGAAAACATAACCGCAACAACAGAAGAAACAGATGATGCGAAAAATAAAGAAAAAGACTATAACAAGGCGGTTAATGATACATCAAAAGGATTAGATGCATTGGCACAGGCTCAAAAAGAAGCAGATGAAGCCAGAAAGCAAATGTATGACAACACAGAAAAAGGATTAAATAATTTAGGTGATGCATTAACAAAAGCACTTAAAAAACAATATCAGGAGCAAGAAGCCGCGCAATTATCAGCACTTGAGCAAAGACGAGATAATGAAACGGATGCGCTAAAGGAATCGCTTAAGACACTTAAAACAAACTACGATAGGCAAGTTAAGGCACTAAAAGATAAAGCAAAGCAAGAAATACAAGTATTGACCGATGCACAAAAAAACAAGTTACAAATAATCGATGCCGAAACTCTTGACCAAGTAAATGCATTGCAAAGACAGATTGATGCTATAAATGGATTAACAGACCAAGAGGAAAAACAGCTTGAGGAACAGGCATATAATACACGAATCGCAGAATTGCAGAAGGAAATAGCAACAGCAGATAGCGCAGAAGAACGATTAAAAGCACAGCAGAAACTGAATGAAGAAATTGCAAAGCGTCAAAGAGAATTGTTGTTAGAAGAAAGAAAGAATCAAATTGAATCACTTAAAACTCAAATTGAAAATATCCAAGACAATGCACAGCTAAGAAAAGATGAAATAGAAAAGCAAACAGAAATAGAAATAACAGCAATCGAAACTAGACTTGATAATGAATTATCGGGCTATGAATCACAGTATGAAGCCCAACAGAACGCATTACAAGAGAGATTAAGCGCAATAGAAGCGTTTTAC